TTGGCAGCGCGGCCGAGTTGGGTCAGGACGGCCTCGCGAGCCTGATCGACAGAAGCGTCGTCGTTGATCAGCTTGTCAGCCAGCTCAGCGCCGACCTGATGCTGTTCGCACATGGCGCGAATGGTGGCGACCCGATCACGCTCAGCAGCCCGAGCGGCGGATTGCACCTCTTTGATGTCGATGGATTGTTCCATTGTTGAGGGCACAGGTTGTTTTTCAGTACCGCGCTCGGCGGACTGCTCGTGGTCAAGCATAACGTCAGCAGCTTCTACAACATCAAGGGCGCGTCCGAGGCCAACCGATTGATCAGCCGGAACGCTTACAGATGATACTTCAAGTACATTCCATTTTGTAACAAGGAAATCACCGTTTGACGATTCACGGACATCTGCAATTTCATACGCAAAAGACACATTGCGAACGATTCCTGCTTCGATGTCACGGCGGCGCTTGTACTCCTCGGTGCCCCTTTCCATCGTGTTGGGGCTCCACATCACGGTGGCATACAGCCGGCGATCGTCGCCCAGCCAAGCCTTCTCGGCCACGCCCAGCACCACGTCGCGGTTGTGATTCCACAGCCACGCGCCGCCGTCGTTCATGCGGCTCAGGTCCATCGACTCAGCGTCGTGCACCAGCACCTCACGCCCCCACCAGCGCTCCACCGGAGCCTCGGAGCTGAACGAGAAGGTCAGTCGATCGTCGGCTTTCTCCTCGACGCGCATGCCCTGGGCGACCTCGCGCTTCAAGCCCTCCTTGTTGATCCGCTTCAGATCAAGTTTCATGACACGCTCCCCGGTGGCCTCCTCGAATTCGATCGGCTGGTAGTTGTTGTCATCCAACCACTGCCTTGCCTCAGACACTGTAAAGCGAGAGGCGTCAAATCGAATTGCTTGTAGGCGAACGGGATCGCCTTCGTTGATGCCATAAATTGCGTCGATTCCAGCGCCGAAGTCATCGTTGACGCGACGGAACCGCTCGAACATGTCAGGGTCCAGCAGCCGAGCCGCATGCTCGTTCGGGTAAGGCCGTCCCTCTTCGCCATCAATCGGCTGGATCTTGGTCAACGTGCTGAACCGGTGGCCCACCATCACCTCAGTGGGCTCGCCATCCCGATAGATCCGAATCAGCGCAGCCGGGTCCTCTTCGGTGGCTTCGATGCTGAACTCGCTATCAGGCACACCGAGGGTCCCTTCGCGCATGATGTGCTCGATTCGCCCGCGAGCGCGACCGCCGCTCGAGTTCCAGCTGACAAAATCTCCCTCTTTCAGTTCGTCGGGAGCGGCGCGAAGTTCCATAGAGCGTTCTTGTGCTGCCTTGATGCTATCGGCCTTCGCATCACTCCACCTTTTTCCCGCATCACCGCCCCATGCGGCCCAAGCCACACGACCTGGCGACGGATAGCCATCCTCATCAGGACTGAAGCCCTGGCCCTGCTTGTCCACCTCGTGCCGAGCGAACCATGCCGACATCGTGATCACGGTGTCAGCACTGAGCTCGTCACCGCTCAAGATTTGCCGGGCCCGGGTGGCGGCCACATCGGTGCCACCATCGCGCCCCTCTTCTTTCCATGCCTGATAACGCTCAGCCTCCTCGCGCATGCCCTCGGTGGGCATCAGGTCGATCTCGACCCCATTGACCTCAGCCATCTTTCTGTGCGCGAGCAAGGTTGGATAGATCAGACCGTAGCCGCACCGGCTGGCCCAGGTCATCGATCAATGGATCACTGACTGGAGCCTCGGGCTCTGGCGCTGGCTCAGGAGTCCCGGCCATTAGGCCAAGCTCTTCTTTGATCTCGTTTTCTTTTGCAATCGTAGTAACGGTTTCCATGAAATCGTTACCGGTGTATTCCATAATTTGCTCTGCATGCGTCTGAAGCTGCAGCGCACGCGCCATCTCGAGGGCCTTCATCTCCTTGGCCGGATCCACCCAGCTCCATGCCCGGGCCTGCCAATGCGGCGCGTTGTACCGCTCCGGCCTGGTCCACACGTCCGAGAACATGGGCATCGGCAAGTCAGTGAGGGCGGCAGCCATCAACCACTCCTCGAACACGCGCTGGTGGAACTGCTGGATCAGCATCGACTGGATCACGCGCCAGTGATCGCGGTCTTCGAGGATGCTCAGCCGGCTGCTGCTGTAATTCGACTCACTGAAATCCTTGCTTAACGTTTCGTAACTGCAGCCGAAACCAGCAGCAAATCGCCTGGCCAGATTCCTGACCACATTCTCGTATTGGTTGTCATCTGGGCCGAAGTCGGGCGGGATCGCCGTCTCCCCTGGCAGCAGGAAGTTGTAGCTGCCAGGCTCGGTGTTCCACAGCCGCTTGTCGCCCTCAAGCGCCGGTGAACCATCGCTTTCACGGCTGCCGAAATCCTCGGGATCCGAAGTCTGAATCCAGCCCAGGCTGTTTGCCTGCACCCGCTTGCGGGTCCAATGGGCTTCCTCGTACTTGCCAAGGTTCCAGCTTGTAGTGATCACCGGCGCGAACCAGGGAACGCCCCTCGTCTGACCAATGCGGTCAGGCATATAAATATGAATGAAGTCTTCAGCATCAATAAACAGATGCTTTTCGGTTCGCTTCTGATAAGTGCCGAGTTCGGCGTCGCCCGGGTGCTTCACCAGCAGGGCGTAGCGCGTCGGCCGCCCCCACTCATTCAGCTCGACGCCCATGCGCCAGTAATGCCCTGGCCGGTCGCTGAAGCCGGTGTAATCGTCATCGATCTGATCGGCCTCGATCAGCTCAAGTGCCAGCGGCACCCTGCTCTTACCCATCCGCTGACGCACCAGCCGCACGCCCACCTCACCCGATTCAGGCAGTGAGCCCACGATCGCCATCTCGATCGCGTGGAAGCTCATCTTCCCAGTGACATCGCAGCTATCAGCCCGGCACCATTGCCGCCACCCAGCCGACATCGCCACATTGCGGCGATCATCCTTCTCGCGCCCATCAGGCCGCATAATCTGCGGCTGCATCTGGATGCCACGCGGGCCGATCACATTGACCTGGGTCGTCCGCTTCGCCTGCCGGGCGTAGGGGTTGTCCCTGACCAGGGCCCGGCTGCGATTCCGCAGCACCTTCAGGCTGCCGCGCAGCTCAGCGTCGGCGCTGGTGTTCGGAGCCAGAAAATCAGCCGTGAAGCGATTCCACCTGGCCGCGTCGTACATGCGACGACCACCGAGGCGTTTCAAAATCCAGGTGCGGAGTCCCATTGATCAGTGGAAGCGGATGTAAAGCGACCGACCATCGCCTTTGCCATTGGCCACGTTCTGCGCGAGCTGTTCTCGCGCCACGTCAGCCTTCAGCCGATCGCGCCACTGAATCAGTTGAGACAGCTCAGCACGCTTGACCATTCGGCCGCCTGACGCGGTGCCGATTCGATATTCTTGCGCACCTTCTGCCAAAGCACGAATTGCTGCTTCGACATTGGCCAGATCGATCTCAGCCTGGCTGCGAAGATCAACAGCAGTCGCCGAACCGGCATAAACAAGAGACGGCAGAACAGTGAACTGTCCGGTGCGCACGGTGGTCGGCGCACCACTGGTGACTGCCACCGCCTGGTAGTACCACTGCCCACTGGCAAACGCAGTCGTGGTTGCGGAACTCAGGGTGAACGACCAGATTCCAGAGCTCAGCGTTCCCGATGCCGTCGCGCCACTTGCAGCATTGGTTCTAAGGTAATACGACAGCGTACTAGCAGTCGGCGCAAGATCATCCGTCCATTCAACGGCGTCTCCAGCGCGTATTTCGGATGGAAATGCCATTGCCAGGCTGGATTTTGCGTAAGTCTAGCCCTATCAACCTAAAACATTGAACGCCTTGCGGCTCTTCCGGGCAGGCACAACCACTGGCTCACCTTCGATCGGCCTGACCGCACGCTCGAACTGATCCCAGATCGTGCGCCTGTCATAGAGCTGGTACAGCCGGTGCAATGCAGAGTATGCATAAACGAGCTCGTCCAAGGCCTCGTTTCGAGCGCTGCTCTTCTTCATCCACACACGTTGCGGATACCCGTTCTTGTATCGCAGAACCTGTTTCTCCGCAGTCAGCTCCTCGAAATACTCTGTTCCAACAGTCGGATAGAAATGCAAGTAACCAGCACCTTTCTCATTGTGCTTAAGCCTGCCGAACAGCAGTGACTTCACCGTGTCCGATCCGACCGGGAACACCTGGGCACCCTTCTTGACCACCTGGCCCTTGCGGTTCAGGTCGACCTTCGATGGCTTACCCAGCGGTGGCTTGCCCTTGGTGCTCATGCCCTTGATCGCGATCACGCCATTCGCCATTCGCTCCCGGGCGTAGGAATACACCTCTGCTGTGTGGTGGCCGCCAGAGTCGATCGCGCAAATGCTGATCTTCATGTCCACGCCGTCTTCGGTGAGGAACGGTTTTGCCATGACCTCATCAAGCTGCTGCCACACCTCCGCCCGAGCCGGATCGCCATAGAGCTTCGACCGATCGATCAGCCATGCCTCCTCATCGCGGCCCCAGCCCCACACGCTCAGGCTCAGGCGGTCATCCTGCACGTCACAGCCGATC